CATTATAGAGCAACATCATATAAAATATTATGTACCATATAGAGATAAAGTATTTTTAACTGTAGAAGAAATGAATTTTATTTATAGAGGAGAGATTAAATTAGAAAAAGATATAGTTGCACAAGAAAAAAAATCTAAAAAAAGATATATGGTTAAAGAAGATTTAGATTTAGATACTGGAGATGTTTATGGAATTAGTGCAGAAGAAATAGATAATTTTAATAAAGGTAAATAATAATGGCAAGATTTGGTAGTTTTAAAGCAGAAGATATAGCAAAGGCAGTTAGAGAGTGGCTAACTAAAGGAATACCTGAGTTACAAACTGGAGCTGAAAAAACAGTTAAGACACAAGCAAAGGCCCAGGAGATTACTGGTGTTGGCACAAGTGTAACTCCAGAAGAATTAATCAATAATAAATTAATTAAAAATTTAGAAAAAGCTGTAACAGAAAATAGATTACCGCCAGAATTATTCCCTAAAGATTTTGACGCATATAAAAATTCACTTTGGTACAAAGTAAAAGATGAGAATGATATTGATGCTTTAATTGAGGTATTAGGAAAAACTTATCAAAAAGGTAAAAACAAATATCGTAGAGGAGAAGGCGGAGTATTAAAAGATAATGTTGTTAAAGATCTAGCAGATGAATTAAATATATCTATTGAAACTTTGCAAAACAGAAAAATAGGTTCTGTTTATAATGTTGAACAGATGTTGGGTGCAATCAATTTATTAAAAGATTTTAAAACTCATTTAAAAATAGCTCTTAAAAAAGCTGTATCAGAAAATGCAGGAACAAAAGAAAAAGCCTTTGCTATGCAAATGACGCAAACTTATGCTTCTGTATTGAACCAGGTAATGGGAGCTAGAGCAGAGCTTGGTAGATCTTTTAGAATTTTAAGAGAAATGAAAAAAGCTAGTGAAGTATCAGTTAATGAAGAACAAGCATTAACAGCAATAATGGATAATACTGGTGGTAAAGAATTTAATGAACAAAAATTACAAGCAATTTATAGTATTATAAATAGTAACGAAGGATCTGCTGCAAGAGCTGTTAAACAAATTAATCTTGCAACAAGCAGAGAAATGTTGTTCCAAGTTTATTACAACAACCTTTTATCTGGTGTTGACACGCATATGGTTAATATGGGTGCAGGATTATTATTACAACAATTCCACCACTTAGCTAGATTTGCAGGAGGAACAAAAGGATCTATTCATAAAATGTTAGACAAGCAGCACAAAGGTTTAACCTTTAAATCTGCTTTAGCAGGATACTATGGATATATGCAATCTATGATAGATGGCTTTAGAGTATTTTCTTCATCATTATTAACTGGTCAATCCATTGATACTTTTTCAAAAGTGCCAATAGATGACAGTATTTCTGGTGGTAAAATAAATGTTAGAAATTTAACTTACAATACAGCAGGTAAGGTTAATAAAAGACTAAGAGAAAGAATAGAAGAAGATCCATCTTATTTAGCTGACAATGCTTTCTTTAAAGGTGCAGATGCAATCCTTGATGTATCTACAAGATATGCTCCAAGACTTATGAAGGCAGCAGATGATATGTTGAAGTTTATGTTTTACAGATCTGAGCTGCATACTTACGCATACACTAAGGCCTTGGATGAAGTAGAAAATGGAGTTATTGCAGATAAAGATTTTGCATTAAGAGTAAAACAAATAGTTAATGATCCATTAAAACAAGCTCCAGATATAAGATTGAAATCTATTGAAGCTGCTAGAGATACAGTGTTACAAAGAAAGCTAGATAAATTCGGAGCTGCTATTCATTCAGTTTTAAAAGAACAAACAAATATTCCAGGATCCGCAGTATGGGGAACAGTAGGAAAATTAATTACTCCATTCTTTGGCACACTTTATAATTTAACGAAAGTAGGTGTTGAGCTTACTCCAGGTGTAAATATTGCTATGGCTAAATATTTAAAAGGTAGCAAGCTATATGAGATGTTACATTCAACAGATCCTATACAAAGAGATATGGCTCAAGGTCATTTAATTGCTTCTCATTCTTTAGTTTTTATGACTACATTAATGGCAGCAAATGGATATGTAAAAGGTGGAGATCCTATTTATGGATCCCAAAGAGATAATGATAATTTAAGATTTATGAAATCAGGGCCAGATGAATATTCAATATTGATACCTTGGTCAAGATTGGATCCAGAAGGACAATACAAAGGAATATTACACGAAGGAAGTGATAGATCTTATCAGATCAATAGATTAGATCCTGCAGGACAATGGTTAACTTTAGGATACAATTTAGCAGCTCTTGGAGAAGTAAAATCAGAACAAGAAATAGCTGAAGCTGTTTTGAAAGCAACATTATCTGTTGGAGAAAAAACATTATCATCTCCTTTTGCAGGTAATATTGCAGATTTTATAGAGATATTTTCAAGCGATTATTCTTCTGGAAACCCAGAAGTATTTACAAAAAAATTAATAAAATGGGGTGCTAGAAATTTAGCTAACTTTGTTCCTATGGCTTCAAGGTTTAGAATGAATATAGAAAAGTTTGAAGATATAGATGAAAATGGAAATCTAATTGCTAGATCAGGAGAGCTGCCAGATATATTTACTGTAGAAGATCCAGATGATGGAAGTATTAAAACCTTTGTAGATAATGGAGATGGTACTTACGATATGGTAGAAAAAGCTACAGGTCTTGCAGATGATGTATTAGGTAACTTTAATTTAGAATTAACTAACGAAGTTAAAAAAAGGATGGATAGACAGAGCTTGCCTGTGGCTGTTGATTTCTGGGGTAGAGAAGCAACAGAAGATCCAAGAGTTGGGCCAGGAGGAGTGCTTTATTCTCCAGTTAAATTTAGAGATATGCCTTGGCAACAACAAGATTTAATTGATACAGGTTTATTTACTGAAGATGATTTAAAGAAAACTATACCTTTATTGTATAGAAATCCAAAATTTGATGAAATTGCAAATTACAGAAACGAAGATGGTAAAGCTATTTTTGGTACAGTTTTAGATAAGATAGGAGTTTCTGGAGAATTTGAAAGATTAAGTTTTGGGCCAAATAATCATCCATCATATTTATCAATTAGAGGACAAAGAATTCCATTAAACAGAGAACAAGCTAATGATTATAAAAGATTAGTTAATGGAGATTTTTCTATATTGCCTCAAGATGTATTAGATGAAGCTCCAAATTATGTATCGCCAGAATATTATGAAAACGTAATGATGCCAGGTGCTACTTTACAACAAAGTTTAAAAACACTTATGACTTCAGATGCTTATTATATTTATGGATCAGATGACGATATGGCTACTACCTCCAGGGAAAAAATGATTACTAATATTATTAATTTCCACAGGCACGGAAAACCAGAACAATTTAAAAACAGCTTTGAAGAAAGCGAAAATTTAAGGATTGGTTTAGATGGCCCAGATAAATTGTTACTTTTAAAGTATCCAGATTTAAAGTATAAGGCTTTAGAGTTGACTAAAAATATTAATGATAGAAATATTAAACCACTAAGAGAAGTTATAGGAGTAGATTAAGATGGCAGTAAATCCAGTATTAACAGGAGAACGAAGAAATCAATATACTTCTTCTGGATCTTTAGGCCCTTACAATTTTACGTTTGTTATCTATGCAGATGCAGATATTGCTGTCTATGTCAATGATACTTTAAAAACATTATCTACTCATTATACAGTTTCAACAAATGCTAATGGAACAGGATCCATAACATTTACTGCAGGTAACGCACCTGCCTCTGGAGCTTTAGTTACTCTTATTGGTAAGAAAGATATTTCAAGAACAACAAGATTTACTTCTGGTGGCCCATTAACTGCAGATGCTTTAGAAACAGAATTCAATACTAATTTAGCTTTATTACAACAATTAGAAGAAAAGATCTCAAGAGCTATAACACTTCCTATTGAAACAGATGCAACAAGACCACTAGAATTTCCTTACGATAATACAGAAGCTAACAATGCTGATAGAGTTGTTAAATTTAATGCTGCAGGTTCAGCTTTAGAAATTGGGCCAACTGCTGCAGGCCTAGAAACTTTAGCAGCAATAGCTGCTGACATATCAACTGTCGCAGGTATCAGTGCTGATGTAACGAGTGTGGCTGCAGATGCTGCCGATATAGGGGTTGTTTCAACAAACATAGCTTCAGTTAATACAGTTGCAAACAACATTAATGATGTAATCACAGTAGCCAATGATTTGAACGAAGCTATATCAGAAGTAGAAACTGTCGCAGATGATTTGAATGAGGCTGTATCTGAAATTGATACAGTATCAAATAATATTACAGATGTACAAACAGTAGGTAATGCAACTAATATTGCAAACATAGGAACAGTTGCAGGAGAAATTTCTCCAACAAACAATATTTCAACTTTAGCTGCTATCTCTGCAGATATTGCAACACTTGCAGGAACAACTGGATTAACTACTCTAGCAAATAACGCAGCCGATATTTCTACTGTGGCAGGCATTGTTGGGGATGTTACTGCTGTGGCAAATATTGATGCTGCAGTAACTGCTGTAAATAATAATTCTGCAAATATTAATGCAGTAAATTCAAATTCTACAAATATCAACACTGTTGCTACAGATCTTTCTGGATCTAACAATATTGGAACAGTAGCAACTGATTTAGCAGGATCAGATACTATTGGAACAGTAGCAACTAATTTGGCCCAAGTACAAAACTTTGCAAATGTTTATAGAATTTCAGCTTCAGCTCCTACAACAAGTTTGGATATTGGGGATCTTTGGTATGATACAACAAATTCAGTTATGAAAGTGTACTCCTCTGGGGGGTGGATCACTGCAGCTTCGGCAGTAAATGGTACAGCACAAAGGTACAAATACACAGCTACAGCAGCTCAAACAACATTTACTGGCCTGGATGATAATTCAAATAATTTGGCTTATGATGCAGGGTTTGCAGATATTTATCTTAATGGAATTAAGCTCGTTTCTGGATCAGATTATACAGCAACAGATGGAACAAGTGTTGTTCTAACAACTGGAGCTGCTCTTAATGATATTTTAGAAATAATTGCTTATGGTACATTTGAGCTTTCTAATTTTTCAATAAATGATG